GAAAATGAAAGTTTAAAAGCTGAGTTAGCTAATTTAAAAGCTGAACAAGTAAAAGCTGAAACTGAAATGGTTTCAATGAAATCAGAAAAAGAAACAATGACTACTGAAATTGAAAAATTAAAAGGCGAAATTGTTGAAGTAAAAATGGTAAAAAATGTTCCTCAAAATGAAAATTTAGATAACATACCATACGAAAAAATGACTAACAAACAAAAAGTAAAATTTAACCGAGAAAACTAACAAACTATGGCATTAACATTTACAGGCACTAAGACTGCACAATCAGAATATCCTGAGATAATTCAAGAGATATATGCTGACTCTCCTACGTTTAGAGGAGAAACAATTGAAATCGTAGAAGGGCATAAGTCGGGAATGGATATTTACGAAAGCTCCGCTTCTGTAACATTCTCTGCTGCTAACTATGGTTCAGTAACTACTGATAACGTTGATTTAAAAACTCAAAAATCAACAGTAAATTTAAAAACATTTAATGTTGAGGGTATTATTGATGAAAGCTCTTTACTAAACACTCGTTTTGAAAAATCAATGAAAGCTGGTGCTTACGAGGTTGTTTCAGATGAATTCGACAAACGTGTATTAATTCAAGTACAACCAGCAACAAGTGCGAAACTTGAGGCTAATGTATGGAACGGGGCAACAGCAGCAACTAAAACTGCAATCGCAGCGTTAACACCAGGAGCTGGTCAAGGAAGTATTACGGCAGCAGCACAAACAAAAGTAGCTGCAATGCCTACAACTTTATTTGATTCGATTCCAGCAACAATGTTGTATAATGATTCTCAATCAAAAGCAACACCAGGAGCTGGTTTAGGAGATTACATTAAAGTAACTGGAACAACTATTACAACTTCTAATATTGTAGCTGAGTATGTAAAAATATATAATGCAATACCGAATGAAATTTTAGTAATGATGGGAGATGATGCGCCTGTAATTTTCGCACCAAAAGCGCACTACAAATTAATCAAATCTGTAAATAGAGTTCAAGGTGCAGCGTTACAAGAAAACTTTGTAGGCAACTCTTTTAATGATATGTATTTTAACGATGTTAAAATTATCTTTGTTGATTTAGTTGACTTTGTAATTGCAGCGCAAAAATATAACTTGAAATTAGTTATGGACTTGTTATCTGATAGCTCTCAATTGATTATCGAGAAAGAAGCTAACGCCTCTACTAGACGTATCCTGAAAATTATCAACACAATGAATACTTGGGTTGTTAAACAAAAATGGAACGTTCTTTACAACGGATAAAATATTAACAAGGGCGTGAAATACCGCCCTTTTAAAACTTAAAATATATGTCAATTACTTGTAAAACACTTACAAAAAGTTTAAAGAAACCTTGTGTTAAATCAATCGCTGGTGTCCGTGCTATTTCATTTGGGTTATTTGACCCTATGGATAGAATTGCAACTACTTCCGCTGGTGTTGTTGATGTCGCTGCTGTTTATGGAGCTGGTACTCTTTCAAGATTTGAAGTTAAAAGTACAACTTCAAAATATACCGAAACAAGAACAACAGGAGAAGACACTAACTCAACTAACGTAAAAGGAACATTCCCTTTGATGTTAGCTATACCACCCGATGTAACTACTCGTTTAGATATTGCCAAAATTGAGCAAACATTAGCAGAACGTCAATGGACTTTATTTATTGAATACAAAGATGGTTCAATTGTTTGTGCTGGTTCTCAAAACGGTGCAGATGTATTAACTTCCGATAGTGATTCAGGAGCAACTGGAACAGATAGAAACGGATTTATGGTTAATATTACAACAGATGAACCTGACTATTCAAGTTTATACGTTCTTTCAGGCGATGCTTTAGTAGATTACGCTGCTGCAATTATGACTTATTAATCATAATGATTAAATTAAACATAGAAAAGGCGGGATAAACTCGCCTTTTTTTATAAAAAATAAAGAAAATGAAAGTACTTTTTATCGATACTGATTTAAACTTTTCTTTAATTCCACGAAAATATCCAACTATTAACGATACATTATCGGTAACTTTAAGAAATGAGGATTCTGATTTGAAAATAGTACCTAATTTTTCCTTTTCAGTGAACGAAAAATTAAATATTACTTTAGAAAATAATACAGATTTCAAAGTTTCAAATAAATATGAAGTCGAAATAAAAAACGGAACTGAAATTATTTATTTAGGGAAACTTTTATTTTTAGAAGAAAACACCGACGTACAAAATTACACTTATGGAAGTCAATCAAACTCAAAATTCAAATATGAATAGTTCGCCTCAAGTGTTTGAAAGCACTATGAAGTTTAGTAAGTTCGAGCCTATTGATATTAAGCCAGTAATGGGGCGTAAATGGATTACTAACGGAGTTAACAATAAGAACTACAAAAGCTATCAAGATGCTTACGATGACAGCCCAACCAATGCTTCAATTATTAACGCAATGGTTAACTTTATTTATGGTGAAGGATTAATAGACAAAGGTGGACTAAATGTTTCTCAATACTTAAGCAAAGAAGATGCTAAATTAATATGCAAAGACCATAAACTTTTCGGGGGTTATTCAATTCAAATTATTTGGCACGAAAAGAAAATATTGAAAATTGAATATTTGCCAGTTTACAAACTTGGTATTAATGTAACCGATAATTTAAAAGTTGATGGTTATTGGTATAGTTGGGATTGGACTAATTATGGACGTTATAAAAGAGAGTTTATTCCAATATTCACAGGGGTTTACAAAGAGGGTCAAGACGTTGAAGCATTACTTATTCGTAATCCAACAAGTGAGCCGTTTTTTCCTATACCTGACTATTTCAGTTGTATTCGTTGGTGTAAAGTAGAAGGAGAACTTTCAAACGCTGGTATTAAACACTTCTATAACTCAATGAGTGCAATGACTATTATTAACTATAATAATGGTAGAATTACAGATGAGGAAGTGGCGAAAGAACAAGCTAAAAAAGTACGTGAAAAAGCAGTAGGAACTGAAAATCAAAGTGCAGTTTTAGTAAGTTTTAACGAGGGCGCAGAAGAAAGTTTGGTAGTTGACCAATTACACCCTCCCGAATTAAACCAACAAAATGTATTTTATAGCGAAGAAGCTGAACGTAAAATTATAGTTGGTCATAGCGCACCTCCTATATTATTTGCTGGGAGTGGGAATAGTAACGGATTCTCAAATAATGCTGATGAAATTGCAATATCTACTAAGCAATTATACAGAAGAAATATAAATCCAATGCGTGAGGTTATTTTAGATGGATTAATGAAAGTATTTAAAGTAATTGATAGCAAACATAATTTAGACTTTAAGAATTTTGAAGAGGAAAATATAGAAAGTAACGGAGTTATTAATTTACCAACTACAGAAGTAGTAAGTTTAGATAATAAAACACTTGAAGCACAAGCACAATTGAAAGGAAGTGTAGGAGGTGTTCAGTCATTACTTGAAGTGCAAGCATCTTATGTCGCTGGAACTACAAGTTATGAAAGTGCAATAGCTATTTTAGATTTAATCTTTGGATTTAATAGAACCGAAGCGGTAAGATTATTAGGAAACCCCCAAAACGAAGCAATATGATAACACTATTAGTAAAAGCAAATGATATTATACAATTAACTGGTATAGGTGGTAATATTGATGTCGACCAGTTAAATCCATCGATAAATATTGCACAATCAACACATATAAAAAGGATTTTAGGATTAGATCTGTACAATAAAATACTAACCGATTATAAGAATGATGACTTAGCTGGTAATTATTTAACAATTTACAATGATTATATTTCTTTTATGCTTTCTTTTTTTTCTGTTTCAATTTACTTATCTTTGAATAATGCAAAAGTAAGCAATGCTGGAACGTTTAAAATGAATATTGAAAATGGAACGCAACCAACACCGAGCGAAATTAATACTTTAGGTAAAAATCACGAAAGCATAGCGATAAGTTACGAGACTAATTTCTATGAGTTTATGAAAACAATTGATATTACTGAGTATAATAAGCAAGAAAAAAAAGAAACAACCAACTTAATTCAATGGTATTAATATGGGATTAATTAATCATAATACATCGTTTCCGAATGATGGTTTAGGAGATGAGTTAAGAGATGCTTTTACTCATCAAAATACAATGAATGCAGAATTATATGATACTGTTGTTTTTGAACAAGTTGGAAAAGATTTATCCACAAATGATTTTACAGATGCGCTTAAAACAAAACTTTTAGGAATTGAAGATAGTGCTGAGGTTAACGTTCAATCTGATTGGTCACAAAGCGATAATACAGCCGATGATTATATTAAAAATAAACCAGTATTAAACAATTACGTTAATACAATCGGTTTTTTTGATTATAACAATGATAATACTACACCGCTTACATTAGTAGCTGATACTGAAAAGAAATTGACTAATGATTGTGTGGGTACTTATACTAATATTGACCACCCTACACACGGAGTTACAAGGTTATTTGACCCTACTACAAATAATATCGTTTTAGATGAGTTAGGCGTTGGAGATTTGATTAAATTACGTGTTGATATTAATGTGACAACCGCAACAGCAAATCAAGTTTTTAAATGTATTTTGCGTTTAGGAATTGGAACTACTAAACAATTTGAAATAATAATCCACGAAGAGCAGATAAAAGATACAGGTCCGCATCAAAGAACTATATTCACAGGTTTTTATGTTGGTAGTGAAGAAGTGCGTTTAGCTCTTGGCGAGTTAGTTTTAGTTTCTGACCACGCTGGTAGTGTAGTTGTAAATGGTTTCTTCTTTGAGGGTATTAAACGAAATGTAAACTTTATAGAATTAAGTGGCGGAGGAGGAACAACCCCAACACTTCAAGAAGTAGCTTTACAAGGGGATGAAATAATTAATTCCGCTGGTAATTTAAAAATTGTTTTAGATAAAGAAGTTAACGGAGTCGTCTTGTATGAATTAGTTTCAGGAACTTGGGAAGAAAGAGGGCGTTATACGTCAAGCGATTTTAAAGTAGGAGATGGAACTGGTAACTATTATATTTTAGGTAGTGAGTTTACAGGATTTTCAATTAGTCAAGGAACTGATATTGTACAAATAACACCTAACTCAATTACTAAAAATGGTGTTGAGGTTGTGACTACCGACCAAATAAAAATAGTCTACGAAAACGAAGTAAAAACACTTTCTAAAAATGCTGATGGTCAATTCTCCTTTCCTCACGGATCAGTGCGGGTAGGGAATAAGTTTTATATCGGAACAAGAGAGGGCGCAACTTCAAAATTATTACGCTATAATGAACTTACTTTAGAAGAAAGCATAACCATTCCTTGTACAGCTAATATTGGATTAGAAAGCCTTTGCACAGATGGAACACGTTTGTATGGAATTAGACATAATAGCGGAGTTTCTTATATTTTCGATTGTGCGTTAAACGATTTTACCGATATTCAATACAACACTATTTCGGGTGTTAATTTAGCTTTTAGTCCAGCAATTATAACTGATGGAACTTATATCTATGGAGTTGAAAATGTAACGTCTTGTAAGTTTTTCAAAATTAGAATTAGCGATTGGTCAACAATTGCAACAAATAATTGGACTGGTATTAATGGTGGTCACGGAGGGAAAATAGATGTAGATAGTGGTGTTGCTTATTTTACTTCGCAAACAGGTTATTTTGCAAAAGTTAATTTATCCAACTTGACATATACTCAAATAGATTTAAGAAGCTATTTGTCTATAATTACTGATGATTTGGCTTTTTGTCCTAGCATATACAATGATAATTTAAAAAATTATTGTGTCGTAGGTGGCGAGTACCGAGATAGTACAATAGGAAAAGGTGGTGTTATAATTGATGCTGATGATATGGTTTCATATCCTTTTGATTTATTGCCTACTTACGGATTGTTTTTTAATAATGATTACACTAAATTATACAGCTGTTCAAATGTTGGTTTTATTGAAGAAATGGAGTTTTCATCATTCCTTTTTGATGTAATGTTTAACGAGATAAATAGCCGAAATACTTACACTTTTAGACAGGGTGGTGTTCCAAACGAAATGTTTTTCAATACAGACAACGAACCTTATTGCACAAATTGGAAAAGCGGTGGTAATCTGTTTAAAATTGAAATAACGCCAGTTGACAAGCCATTAATAACAGAAAAAGAAAGCTATTATAGAAATTTAAAATTTGTTCCTACTGCATTATCACAATTATCTACGGATAGTGACAATCAAAGGGTTTCGAGTACTGAAAAGGCTAGTTATGCAAGTAAGGTTGATGATGCTCCGAATAACGCTAATGCTTACGTTAGAAGTGCGTTAGGTTGGGTAATTGGATATACTAAGAGTGCAATTGATACTTTGTTAGGTAATAAGGCAGATAAAGTTTCGATTACTGGAGCTACTAAAACAAAAGTAACTTATAATTCACAAGGGATAGTAACAAGCGGTGCAGATGCAACTACTGCTGATATTTCAGATAGTACAGATAAACGCTATCAAACAGACGTACAAAGAACAAATAATGATGCGACAAGTAGTATTCAAACGCAGTTAAATAATAAACAAAATAGTTTAGGTTTTGCGCCTTATAGATTCATTCAAACATCGCAAACTGCACATACTGGCACAACTTCTGAAACTATTGTAGCTACTGCAACTATTTCGGGAGGTACATTTAATAGTAATGACGTTATGAAAGCGATTTTTAAAGCAACAAAAGCATCAACAACATCAAACGTTACAATGCGCTTAAGAATAAATACTACTAATTCGCTTTCAGGAGCTACACAAGTGGGATTATTAACTTTTACTACTGCTAACTTATTCGCTAAAATGAAGCGTGATTTTGATTTGCAAGGGGGTAATTTATATGGTTACAACTTTACTAGTTCAATCGCTTCTGACGACTTAAATACAAATACCATAGCAAGTTCAATAGCTTATAATACAGCTAATACTTTATATATGTTTTGGACTTTACAATTAGGCACGTCAGGGGATAGTGTAACGCCAAATTTAGCTAACTTAACAAACTAATTATGATAACTATTGTAGATAAGAATACAGAAGAAGTGCTTTATAGTTCGATGTTTGAAGTTGAATTAAAAGAAAATGAAATTGCAGTTGATGGATTAAGTGTTGATTTCACACATTACAATTTAGTAACCAAAGAATTTTATATAAAATGAACGAATTAACAGAAGAAGAATTAGAATTGGTATATCAAGCCTATGAGATTTTAGCTAAAAGCGAAGCTACATCGAAGTTATTTATCGGTTTTCCATTACCGCCTCACAAACCAAAATAGATGAAAAATTACGCACTCTATTTATTAATTTATAATCTGTTAGGCTTGTTACTATGTCTAACAGATTGGGTGCGTGAAAAAATTACAATTGATACTTACTATTGGGGAGAAATTACAACCGAAAGAGCAAATTTTATAAACTTTATTGACACACCATTTTACATATTTGGTGTGTTAGTATTCATTTATTACAACGTTAAACTATCTAAAATGCAAATAACATACTTTTTTACAAGTGCATTTTATTTAGTGTTTAAATGGATTAATCCCGATGTTGGTTATTATATGTTTTTCGTTTGGAATTATGTTATAATAATTGGATTTCCTGCAGTAGTATATTTAGAAAGCATAATTAATTATGATAGATATAAGTGACTACAAAATAGTAAAAGGAATAAACAAATTTATTGATGATACTTTAAAAATTAAAGGTAAATACTCAATGAAAAGGGTTATTGTTGCTATATTTGTTCCTTATACGCTTAATATCGGAAATACAATAGTAAAAACACCAAATATAAATGTTTATGCAATTATGGTTTTTCAGGGTTTATTAGCATTTATAACGTTAATTGTCGCTGGAACTATTATTGCAAAAATGAAAGAATTGAAAACAAAAGAAGAAACAGAATGACCAAACCAGTTACCATAGACGAAAGAGTTAGTAAATTAGAGTTTAAAGACGAAAGACGTGAGCAACATTATAACGAATTAAAAAAAGACGTTGTAAATATTGACGAAAATGTTAGTAAAATGTTACACGCTTTAATAGGATCGGGATTAGATAGTAATACTGGA